TTAATACAGTACTATATTTTAAATCGCACCAGTACTCAAGCTCGCTTAATTCTTTGCATAGATTTTTAATTGCATGAGGATATAAAACCTCATCTTTCTTAAGCATTTCTAGATGCTTTGGGAGTAGTCTTTCGAGTAAATTCATTATAGATCTTCTTTAATGGCTTCAAGTGCCAGGTCAAAACTTCCGTTAAACTCAAAATTAATAAGGCCAATGCCATGATATTCATAATTCTTACCAAATTTGCGCTCAAAGTATCCGCAAATATCGCCTCTGCAATCATTGTAAACATCAATAATATCTCCTTCTTCATTGTAGGCCTCAATTACTAATTTATCATTCTTATCAAAATTAGTATCAGTATCTGGATACGTTCTTAAAAATTCGACTAGATTCATAATAAGTTAATTAAAGCAAGTCCAATTGATAAGGTTAAATAAGAGCCTGTCAAGATAGCTACTATCGTAAAGGCTGGGGAGGTTTGAGTTTTCATTTCTTTGTTTTTTGGTATAGTCAAATGTAATACGTTTTACCATACTATTTGTCATAGAAATGTCATCTTTAAAACTTTTATGAAAGTTTAGTAATACGCATAACTAGAGAGTATTTAATCCCTAGTTGATCGGCCACCAGCTCGGCAACTGCAACCCTTTGAGATCCTGGTATATTTTTCAATGCCTTATAGGTTGCTATAATTTCCGCATTGCGTTGGTTTTTTTGTTCCCTTATACTAGACAGTATTGGTTTAGCCGGTATTCTTTTTGTTTCCATGTTTTTTAATTAGTTTTAACAAATGTAATAAAAAACTTTACAATTTAATTGCATTATTAAAATATTTATTTACATTTGGCATTATGAAATTAACCACCGCCAAAATAATCAAAGAATTAAAATTAATGGGATGGGGGGAATGGGAATTACAAGTAAGCACCCATAAACTACTGATTAGAGATGTAATTAAAATCATTCACAAGGCTAATAACATAAATAAATAGAAAAATTACTCACCTTTAAACAATAAGACAATGGAAAAAAAACCTGACTTCAAATTAATAGATGCCTTCTTAACTGATACAAGAGGTTATGATGAATCCTCCGAACTCACCCAGCTAAAGGCAGAGAATGAGAGGTTGAAAGCAAAGATGCAAGAATACGCCCTCACCCAAATCCAAAAGGATAGGGAGGAAACAAAGCGATTGATGAATGATAAGCTAAAAGACTTTGAAGGTATGAATCCTGAGATTGAATCGATAATTGACAGACATATAATCCTAGATTAATCGCCTTGTATAAATGTAAAATCATAAGCCGTATTGGCTTGTAAAAATGAAAACTAACCTAACCATAATACTACTCATTTGTAGCATCG